TCGGCTGGAACGACTACCAGCCCGGCGATCAGGTCCGCAGCATGGGGATGGTGCTTATGGAGTGCCCGATGGCTCGCAAGGCCGAGCGCGACCAGAAGGGCTGGGCGGAGGCCGATCGCGTCCAGGACACGATCCGCAACCGCGAGGTCGACCCGCTCTCTCCGCAGGAGCGCGCTGCGTTCCGCGGCATCACGAGTACCCGTCACGGCGACGACGACCGGCGCAAGTGGCAGTTCTGAACGGCATGACCCTTCACCCATAAGGATCCCCCATGGCAAACGCACATCGCTACGGCTTTCGTTTCGCTCGCAGCATCAGCGGCACTGACACCCCGCAAATCTTCTCCTCGCCCATCGCGACCGCATACCAGCCCAACCCCGTGTTCGGCACGAGCGACGCGAGCAACTGCAACCTGAACATCGGCGACCCGATCATGGTCCGCGAGGACGGCACGGTCGTGTTGGTGCAGCAGGGGCAGGCCGCGGACGGCAGCGACTCGGACGACTTCGCCACGGGCATCGTCGTCGGCTTCCCGCGCGTGCTCGTCGGCGGCTACCCTCGCCCCGGCAGCTTCTACACCGGCGCCACCGCCTACTCGGGCGGCATCGGCAGCGACAACGCCCCGCTCGTCGCGTGGATCCCCGTCGCCGGCAACATCTTCGAGATCGACTGCGACACCGCGCACTCCACCCCCACGAAGGCGGGATTCCTCGCGCTCGTCGGTGGCACGGGGAACATGGTGTACAGCCTGCTCACTTCGGGCAACGGGCAGCCGAAGGCGAACCCGATGCTGGACGTGTCCGACGTCGTGCTCAACAGCACCGAGGTCAACCAGCTTCGCGTGGTCGGCTTGGGCAAGGCTGGCGACGCGATGGACTTCACCGCCACCAACGTGACCCTGCAGGTCATGTGGAACGAGCTGATGCCGCAGCCCTCCGCACTCCTGGCGGGCATCTCGACCTTCATCGAGTGAAAGAACGACCATGAGTGAGATTTTCACCAGTACAGCAGCCCTCGCGCTCAAAAATACGCTCGAGGACCTCGACACCGACGAGCACGGCTCGGAGGGCTCCGAGGCGGTCTTCCCCGACTGGATCGACGTCGAGAACATGGAAGACAACTACGTCGACTATGTCGAGTACGCGGGCTCGGGCCTCGCGGGCGAGAAGCCCGAGGGCGAGAGCTACCCAGTCGGCACCATCTACGAGGGGCCGCAGACCCGCTTCAATTCTCGCACCTACGGTCAGCGCATGATCGTGAGCGAGGAAGCCATCGAGGATCTGAAGTACGACAAGGTCGTCCAGGCCGCGAAGCGCAACAACCGGAGCCTCTGGAAGCTCGCCGACTTCGACGCGACGCTGCTCCTGGTGCGAGCGGCGAACGCCGCCTTCACGGGCGGCGACGGGCAGCCTCTGGCGAGCCTGACGCACTCGACGCCGGGCGGCGGGACCTACTCGAACATGCTGGCCGTGGCGATGAGCCCGAGCAAAGCGGCGGTGGTCATCGCGCGAGCTCAGCTCATGAAGATGCGCGGCCACGACAACCTCATCGACGGCGTCGAGCCGAAGAAGGTCGTCTTCCCGGTGGACCAGTGGGGCGTGTGGGAGGAGCTGCTCTCGAGCAAGTTCGACCCGACGCCGGGCGCGTTCAACGCGGTCAACGTGGTCAATAAGAAGCTGAACCTGACCCCCGTTCCGGTGAAGTATTGGGACAGCACCACGACCAACTGGGCCTTCATCACGGACGCCAAGGATGGCCTGAAGTGGCTCTGGCGGCGCAAGCCCAAGAGCAACACGTGGGTGACCGAAGACAAAACGATGATGAACTACGCGATCAGCGCTCGCTGGTCTCGCGGCTGGGTGAACCCCCGCGGCTTCTTCTTCTCGAATGCCTGAGAGGTGCAGCATGGCTGGCAAGAACTGCGCACCAGATATGAAGAAGGGTGGGAAGCCCCCGCCCTTCGTAAAGGGCGACAAGCCCGCCCCGAAGGCGAAGAAGGGTAAGGGCAAGTGAGCACCACACCGAACGCATTCGGCAACTTCCTCTCGAACGCGCCTCCGTTCATCTCGAACTACGCGGCCATCTCGGGTCCCTTCGGGACCTGGATCAAGCCGGGTGGGCGCGTCGCGGCCTACGTCCGAAGCACGGGCGCTCAGGACGGAGACGACCTGTTCGCGATGAGCGGCAACCTGGTCGCCACCATCAACGAGGGCTGCAAGCGCTGCCGCTCGGGCAAGGGCGACGTCGTCGTGGTGCTCGAAGGCCACGCCGAGAGCCTGGCGGTCGCGGACTCGATTCCGGACCTGGTGGCAGGCACGACGATCATCAGCGCTGGGCGCCTGGGCGCTTCCAACAACCCGACGCTGACCTGGACGGCAACGGCGAGTTCGCTCCTGCTCAACGTGGCGGACGTAACGATCACCGGGTTCAACTTCGTGTGGAACGCGGTGGACGGACTGGTGGCGCCGATCACGGCGACAGCCGCGGGCTGCAGCGTCTCTGGCAACCACATCACGGTGGCGGATGCCGACGAGGGAGCGCTGAAGGGCGTCGAGGTGAGCACTGCGGCCAACCGCTTCTCCTTCGACGGCAACCACGTGGTGAGCGTGGGCGAGGCCCAGCCGATGACGAGCGCGGTGCTGCTCGTGTCGGCAGCGGTGGACGGCGTGTCCGCCCAGGGCAACTACATCGCGGCGGCCAACCCTGGCACGAGCGTGCTCGGCTTGATCGCAGTGACGGCGGCAGCGACCAACCTCTGCATCCGCTACAACGAGGTCATCCAGCTCGAGACGGCGGGCACGGCGCTCTTCGGGATCACCGTGGGCGACGTCGCGGCGACCGGGACCATCTCGCGGAACTTCTGCAAGATTGGCTCCGCCGTCGTGGCCACAACCTCGGGCTTCACCGTAGGAACAGCGGGGCTCGTCGGGGTGGGCCTGTTCGAGAACTACTGCGCCGACAGCGCAGCAGCGAGCGGCGTCCTCTCTCCAGCAGCCGCTGCGTAACGTCATGGAGCATCATGGGCCGCAGCGTTCCGCGTACGATCGACAGAAAAGGCGAGCACCTCTCACGTTGCGACGTGTGCGGAACGCCGTTCCTGCGATCTGCGCTACGCCGCGGCCGTGATGGTCTGCTCCGGTGCGACGCGGACCTTCCGGGGCGTGACGAGGTCACGCTCGCGGAGCTGACGGCGCAGCGGGCGACGGCGCTCGCGCAGCGCCTCGCCAACGTGCTGCCCGCGGACGGCGCGGTGCCCGACGTGGACTCGAACGGGCAGCCGTCGAGCAACTCCTCCTACACCGGGCCAACGAAGCGGCTCACCGCCGACGACGTCTACAACGGCAACGTGCCGACGGGGTTCTGATGGGCGAGCTTCGCGAAATCAAGACCCTGGGGGTCGAACGCACAGAGCGCATCGTCTCGCTGCTCGAGGACCTGCTAACGCAGGCGAAGGCAGGCGACATCACCGGTCTGTTCGTGTTCACGGAGGACAAGAAAGGCACCGTCATCCACAGCCGGGATGGAATGAGTGACTCCCTCATCGTGTTCTGGCTGGAACTCATCAAGCGTCGGATCCTGGGAGAGTATCGGTGACGGACTCGACGGTGCCGGCGGCTCGCGTCTCGACGAACGCGCTCGTGCTGCTCGCCTACAAGCGGGCGGGCATCGTGCCGGTCGAGGCGCGCCTATCGGGCGCGAACATGGTGCCGAAGCTCGAGCACGGCCGGCAGGTGCTCGACCTCATCATGGACTCGCTCGCGACGAAGGGCTTCATCGCGCGCACCAGCGGTTTCCACGACCTGGCGATGGTGGCGGGCGAGCCCTACTACACGCTGCCCGACGACATCCTCGACGTGCACGGGGAAGCGATGTTCGTGCCGGCGGACAACCCCGACACGAAGCACACCTCGGGCGAGCTCGTCTGCAAGCAGATCGACCAGATGGCGTGGGCGCTGCTCACGACGAAGGGGAGCATCTCGACCCGGCCCCAGCTCTACTGCGTGTTCCGGCACGCGGCGACGATCAACCTGCGCGTCTGGCCCGTGCCGAGCGAGCCGGGGGTGATGCGGCTCCGGACGACGCGGCTCTTCGGGGGCGCGGGCGACGGGCAGAAGAGCGCGGACATGGAGCGCTTCTGGTACGACGCGCTGGTCTGGCAGCTGGCGTACTACCTCGCCGTCGATAGC